TTCATGGACGGTATGGACGATCCGACGGCATTTATTGAAGCCCTGGACCACCATAGGAAGGTGGAACGGGACATCAAGAATGAGAGATTAAATGGAAATGGAAACGCAACGGAGTAAATCATGGCAGTAGCAGCTCTCGCAACAGCATACGTTATTGGCGATACCAGGAATCGAGGACTGGAATCCTACGTCGCTAAAACTGGAGAAAGTGTATTCGCCGGAGCCCTGGTGGGCCTTAATGCGGGGTACCTTATCCCCTGGGTTGATGCCGGCACCACGTCAGGCACCAACGCCTTCCTCGGCGTTGCGGTCATCACGGAATACGATACCGATAAAGATGTTGAGGACTTCGTTGTGGTTGGCGACGGAACCCTGGCGGTGCCTGTCAACACCGAGGGGTTCATCATTGATAAGCTCGATCTGAGCGTGGAGTCCACGATCACGATTGCCAATGTTGGTAACGTGGTGTATTGCCAAACGGACAACATCGCGGATATTCAGCTCGCTCTCATTGGAGCTTCAAGCAAGTCCGATCCTGTTGGAACGATCGTCCACTTCAGTACCGGCGAGATCGTCGATATTCGACTCTTTACACCCAATGAAGCGGTGCAGTTCCGTGGAACAAATAACTAATTAAGGGAGATTTGACAAATGGCAGGGCAACCGATTTTGGCGGGTTCTGCGTTCTCGGCAGGTATACTTGCTCAGGCAAACGGCACGTACCGCAGAATGTATCAGACTGTGACCAACAGATTGAGTGGGTGTATGCAAATCGACATACCCTCCACTCGTCGCCAGGAGATCTTCCATTATTTCGAGAGCGCACCATACCTAGCTCGATGGCCGATCGGAACAGGGATGGAGGCAGGTTCCTTCAAGGGTGTCAGGTATACGGCCTTGAATCATCGGTGGGCGAAAAATATTGAGTGGAATTTCGATGATGCCCAGGATGATCAGACCAACTCTCTGCTGACGCAAGCGCGTCAGATCGGGACCAACGCTGCGATGCTGGATGAGCGCGTGTTCTTCCAGATCCTTCTGGGAGGCTCTGACGCTGACCTGCTGCCATCGGTTCCCAACGCTCCTGACGGCGTGGCGATCTACAACGACGCTTCCCGATTCGGGCTCGCTGACGGCAACACGGCTGCGGGGGAGGTTGACTCTGGCAACATCATCAGGAGCAAATACTGGAGTGCGCTGTCTGCGTTCAAGCGTATGCAGGACACCCAGGGCCAGCCTCTACACGATGAGACTGTCATCGACGGACCCAAGCTGCTGATCTACGATGCCACGGATGAGCTCGCCTTTCAGGAAGCCTTCATTCAGAATCAGGTGGCTGGTGTGGCTGTAACCAACACGCAGCCGGTCCCTGCAACTGAGATCGCGGGTGTGAGCAACGTGGTTCAGGATGCGAATCAGGTGCCGACAATCTGGAGCACTCAGCGCATCAGCGACAACTCCTACTACGTGTTCCTGGAGAGCTCGCTCATTAAGCCGGTGTTCTCGATGCTGAGAGAGCCCCTGCGCGAGCAGATCGCCACCTTCGACAACAGTGACGTGGCTAGGGACAAAGGAATTGAAAGTGTGAGGTTCTGGCTGCGAAAAGGCTTTGGGGTCAATCTGCCGTACTCCACCTTCCGCTTCGAGACTCCCGCTTAATTTACAACTCAGGCAACTCTGTAAGGAGAGACAATGCCAGAATCTACTACGGGTGTCGCTACGCCCCCCGAGAAGAAGGATCGCCAGGTCAAGGACGTTAAGTTCGAGGGCCAAAAACGGTTCTTTGCTGCGATCAAAAAAGCCGACAGTGAGATATACCCCTGCCACTCATTCGGAGTGGGAGGGGTGACGCTCCAGGTCTACGTCAACCAGCTTGAAGCCTCGGAGGAAGGCGGTGAGAACTTCCTCCAGGTTGGCGGTAAGCTCCTGGGAGACTACAAAGAGCTCACCTGTGAGCAGTACCAGGCGACTCTAAAGAGCATATCTAAGAGGCGCGTACACTGGTTCAGGAACGGCGCGGGTGCTGCGAGAAGGGCTGTGGTCTACAAGAACGAGGCGAAGGGTACTATGAAGATCCTGCCGAATGTCGAGCAGACCGAACCTCTGAGTAAGTACATTGTGCTGTTGCCCCTGGAGGACTGTACTGCCGGCGAGAGAAATCCCGAGGTTGAGCCTAGTGTGCTCGACACATTCCCTGAGTTAGCCGATGCGCTAAAGGACTGAGATGCCTACAACAGCCGAGGTTCAGGCGAGCATTACCGCCGTGGTGAAGGTGGTAAACGATATGTTCACCTACTCATCTGGCGACTTCACTACCGAATCAACCGCGCTGAAAGGCACCTACCAGGACGACTACGAGTTCATCGCTGATATTCAGTCCGCGCTGGACGGCACCAGGGACACCCTGAGCTCCACGATCTCAACGGTCTCTGCCATAATCGAGCCCCTGATCTCTGAGTACGCTCGCCTGGCAGACACCGCTACTGCGCCTGACAAGGCATCCTGGGCTCAGACAGGGTTTGACGAGATTTGGGCTCGGCTCTACCGCTTCGCTGCGGACCAGACTACTCCGCTGACCGTCGAGAGCCGAGCGTTCACCTGGACGGAGCCGACGCACTACCTGGCTAATGCCTCTACGATCACTGACGGCAGGGCTATGGTTCAGCTCTACCGCGACTCCTACAACTACGACATCGAGACAGCTACGGCAGAGGACATCGAGGGACGCTGTGTGATTGATGTCAATCGCGGTGCCTCAGTCCAGCAGGAAACCTTCGAGCTCTCCGGCGAAGCAGCCCCCCTGGACAACACGGTGCAGGGAGGCTCCGGCCTCATCACGTCGATCACCGGCCTGAGCTGTTCAGACTCTACGGCGTTCATCTCGAACCCCTCCTTCACCAGCTACACAGGCACCAAGACCTCGGTGGATGGGGTGTCGGGCTGGACGATGGTGGACGATCCAGCGGTGTTTACCAATGTCAACATCGACACCACCACGACCTACCGGACTTTCGCAGGAGAGGGGGATGAGCCGGCCTCGCTCAAGTTTATCGGTGATGACGGCGTGAAGCAGGTGTGGGCAGACACAAACCTGTCGTTCGACGCAGCCACTCCCTACTACGTCCATGTGGCCCACTGGCATCCGGTTGGAACAGTAGGCACGATCAAGCTGACGTGGGGAGGCGTGTCAGTCACCACCACCCTGAACACCAGTAACGACGGCCAGTGGAACCTGACCAGGATCGGCGCGAGCGAGGCGACGCAGAAGAATTGCTGGCTCAGGCAGTTCGACATAAACGACGCGGAGATCAAGATTGAGGTTACAGGCGTGGACCCCACCTCATCGGCTGAGTACGTTCTCGTTGATGACGTGACCATCGGACCCATGACGCAGTACGGTGGAGCTCAGTGGTACGCCCTGGTAGGAGGTTCAACCCCCTTCCTTGACGGCGACTACCTCGGTGGCTCTGCGAGTGCCACGGCCCCCTGGGGTGCCGTTACCGGAGGAACCTCCGGCATCAACCAGAGGTGGTTCGCGGAGCTCTTTGGCGCGTACCTGCCGAGCACCACAGGAACGCCAGTGTGGGCAGAGCCAACCTAATGGCCTCCGAAGATCTCACCGAAGCTGTTGATGCCAGGTACAGCGTTCAGTACCTCACCAACCTCACCAACCCTGACGATGCCACGGCCATCGTGGTGGACACCGCTGTGCGCGATCTCGCCTGCGATGATGTCGAGGCTGACTTTCAGATCGAAATTGGAATCACATTCGACGGCTCTAACTCGACGCACATCGCTGTGGCCGTCGAGGGTGTGATTACCTACTTGCTAGCGAGGACAGGTCGAGGGGAGGCCACTACGGGTGAACGCCATGATCGTTACATCGCTCGGCTGAAATCGCTTCGCCGGCGAATCCTGCCCAAGACGACTTCCAATCTGGTACCCACCCCTGAGAAGGGTATAGGTGGCAATCCACCTCGACCCACTTTTGACTCTCCCAGGTTCGACGGCATCACCCCCCAGGCACCAAGGAGTTGAGATGTGGCTCAGCCTGCTCTTGCGACGGAACTATTCCCATTCGACGCGCTTGAGGCAAAGTTCAGGCACATAGAAACCCTGCTGATCCACGTCGGAGCTATCTGGAAGGCCCACACCGCGCTGGCCTTCGAGGACCAGAGACTCGGAGAGTGGGAGTGGGCTCCGCAGTACCCCACGATGGATGCACCCTGGATCAACGTGGCTGGCGCGTTATCTGACCTTAATAAAGGTTCGTTCGTCCGGCCCCAGAGGTTTGAGCAGGCCGGCCCAGGGATGCACGGCAAGGTTCTCCACGACACCGGCCAGCTCAAAAGCTCAATTGACTGGTCTACCGACACCAGCAAAAAGACCGTGAACATCTTTGCTACGGGGCAAGCTGCCACCTACGCCGGGTTCCACCAGTGGGGATCACCGCCTGACAGTGTGATGGAGGTGAGGCCAATAGCCAGATCGACACTCGCCAGGCAGCTCAGGTCTACAACAAGCAGCGAAAAGAAAAACGCCCTCAAGAAGCTCGGCTTTCTGTTCCAGGTTGACGCGATGGAAACCTCGGTAACGCAACGCCCATTCCTGGGGTTCACTGATGCGTTTGAGGACGAGCTCCGCAAAGAGCTCACCCACCACATGATTATGCCAGGCGTTGAGCCGGTGAAGGGACACTAGATGGTACTCAAAAGCCCCGAAAATGTCGTCCGGCTGGCCGGCACTCTGATCTCAGGTGGAGCCACGGGAGCCTCAACACTCAACCTCGCGCTCGATTTCCCCTACGGAGGCACCGTCCTGGGGGTGGTCAGCTCTGCCAGGTTCATATTCGGGCTCTCTAACACCGCACTCACCGCCGAGCCGAGCAACAGCTCGGTGTTCGACATCGTGCAGAACCCAGAAAATGCAGCCCTGGTGGGTGTGCTTCGCTCCTTCGACCCTGACGCGATTGCCCTGGTGTTCCCCTCGACCGTATTAGGTGGCGACATCAAGGTGGACGCGAAGAATGAGGGGTTTCCGTACCGCCCCACCACAAAGGCAGTTGTCCTCCTGTTTGCCCCGAAAGAGCCGAGCCACCCCTTCATCGTGTTTTACAACGCTGTACCGATGGTCAAGGAGGCGGGGGAGGTGCGCCTGAGTGCCGGCAGCGATATGCAGATGGGGATCGCGTTCCGAGCTCTACCTGACTCGACCAATAGATTGTACCAGTGGGGTAAATCTGGAGATATTGTGGTGACATGAAGATCGAGACTACTGATTTTACCAACTTCCTGGCTGCGGGTGGTCAGCTCACGATGGACGAGTGGATGTCTCTCTCCGATGAGGACCGCACAAAAGCATCTGTGGTAGGCATAACCATGCGTATGCGCGAGAGCGAGAGAGCCATTGAGTACCTGATTGAAGCCGTCGATAACATCTTCGGGGAGGCCCAGATGGAGGCTTCCCTGGATATAATCGCTGCGAAACTGAGGAACCGTGAACACATTTCAACTCTGCCGACAGGTTAAAAAGCTGCTATCTGACCGGACCTGGGAGCTCCCCAACGGGGATTCGAGCTCCAATAGGGTGTTCGCGGATGGAAGCGTTTTCAT